GTTGTTATTGAATACTCTGATATTCAAGAGAACTCGTTCAAAAAAGAATTTATCAATTTTAATAAAGATATACCTTTAAAGAAGTCTAGAACTATTGGACATCTGAAAATTCAATTAGGTTTGTCTTGTAACTATTCGTGTGATTATTGTTCTCAACGATTTGTAGAGCGTGCTCCTGAAACTTCAAAGAAAGACATCGATGCTTTCTTATCCAAGTTAGACAACCTTGACTTTAGCGAGCAAATGGGCTTGACTGTAGAGTTTTGGGGTGGTGAACCCTTGGTTTACTGGAAGACTTTAAAGCCACTAGCTGAAGCAGTGAGAGAACGTTTCAAGCACTGGAAAGTTAAACCAAATTTCTCTATTATCACAAACGGATCAATTCTAACTGACGAAATGATCGACTGGTTAATGATGATGGACTTCCAAGTAAGTATTTCTCATGATGGACCAGGGCAAGCTGTTCGTGGCCCAGATCCATTCGACGATGCAGAAACTAAAGAACGACTACTTGGTTTCTATCGAATGATGACTCGCTTGAAGAAGCCGTTTAGTTTCAACTCAATGCTTAACAAACAGAATATGTCTAGAAAGGCTATTTACGACTGGTTTGTTAACTTAACTGGCGATGAGAATGTTCAACTTGGTGAAGGTTCTATTGTTGATGCATACGAAGAAGACGGTATCGCCAACTCGTTAACCACTAAACATGACCACTTCCAATTCCGTCGCCAAGCCTTTGGTGAGATTTATGCCGCTGATGGTAAAATTGGTTTCAATGGTATTATTATGAAGATGGGTGAGTTCGGCCAGAAGGTACTAACTCATGAGAAGTCAATCTATCTGAACCAAAAGTGTGGCATGGACGGAGAAAACGTAATTGCTGTTGACTTACGTGGTAACGTTATCACTTGTCAAAACGTGAGCGCTGTAGAAGTTTCTAAAAATGGTGAATCTCACCTTGGCGGTAATTTAGACAATTATGATGATGTGCAGTTTACTTCTTCTACCCACTGGTCAAACCGTAAAGAATGCCCAAGCTGCCCTGTACTTCACTTATGTAAAGGTGCATGTATGTTTCTAGACGAGAAGTTCTGGGATATTAGCTGCTCTAACTCTTATTCGGATAACGTTGCTTTGTTCGCTTTGACTTTCGTTAAATTGACAAATGGCTATGTCCCGACAATGATCAAAGGTGATGGTTTACCTTTAGATCGTCAAGATATCTGGGGAACTATCTACGAACATAAAGATGAGCCTGTAAAAAAGGTAATTCCTATCAAATTCGTTGCTGAACAGGTCGGTAATATTGACGATGTTCCAGTTTATGGCAAGTCTAGAATTGAGTCAGTATAAATAATTAGAAATGGATAAACAATTATGACTCTTCCAGTATCGCCTAACCTTATTGCTGTTTCTCAGATCAATTCTGAGTTAGAACGTGGCGCGAACCAACAAGCTGATTTAAATTGGTTAAATGGGTATATCAAACCAGGTATTCGACCAGCTTCTCCGAACTTGGGTTCATTCTATGGGCTCGCATATTTTGCCAGAAGCGTTGATGGTAACTGTAATAACTCTGCAGTCGGTAACTGCAATTGTAACTGTGGTAATATTCAGTGTAATGCCACAGCTAACTGTACTGCAGTTAACTGCGCGAACTGCGAGGGTACTCGCACTTTACAAGGTAACTGTAACTGCGCTTGTACATACAACTGTACTTCTAATGCTAACTGTTATTCATATAACTGTAACTGTTCAAAGATTATCTGTACTAAGTTATTCCAACTTGGTCTATTGGATAGAGAAGTATACATCGCTGATCAAGAATTCGGTCAATGGTTGAATGAAAACAATCCTGATGTGTATAATGGTTACATCGCTTGGGCTCAAATTGTAGTAGACTGGATCGAAGAAAAAGGACCAGCTGTAAACTTTTGGGTTAGAGACAAATCTGAACAAAAGAAGAAACTGGCAGCATGGGCTCTTCGATGGTCGAAAGAAATCGCTACACCATGGGCTGAATGGATGGCTCATAAGATGGGTGTTCGTCCAACTACCAATTACACTGGTTTGGTATTGATGGCAATTGGTGCTCCTATTAGTAAGGTTGTTGGTTTTATTCAACGTAAGTTTGGTAAGTCAGATAAACCAACAGGTATTGGTACTGGTTTGCTTCTAGTTGGTATTTTCGCTATTTTACTTGGTATTGTTAAACTAGGTAATTTGTTCGAACAAAGAGGATTGCAATATGGCAGATAAAGAACTTCCAGAACTTCGTGAAGAAGAATTAATAGGAATGGGGTTGGGTATCGTTCCAGCTATTGATACACTAAACCAAAACCCATTTCCTGTTGGCACTATTAAGTTTGTAGATGATCAAGAACTAGTATATAAACACGAGCACGTTATGCACTGGTTTGATACTATTGTGATGTCTAGAACTCTAAACTTAAACTCTGAAGATAAATCACGTTATTTCCAGATGATTACTGATTATGCTGACATTCTAATTAAGATTATCGGTGATGATAATCATGTAATTTGGAAAGTTGCTCTTGGTCAAGGTTGGAAAGACTTAGAAAAGCATGCTGAAAAGTCAGGTGTTGCAATAGACTATGATAAACCTCAACAGCTTGTTGGTGAATATCAAGAGTGGTTATCTAAGAATAAAAAGTAATTCTAAATAAAAGGGATCGTAAGATCCCTTAATCATTTAGAGGTATATTATGAACACCGCACAAACAGAAGAAGATCGCAAGCAGTATCACTGGTATCAGAATGCCCAAAACCTATTTTGGAAAAGTCCAATCTGGGAAGTAGACCTTGGATATGACGAAGCGTGGAATAATGCTTTACTAGATGAGATATATGACATTGGTCGTAATATCACACTGGGTATTGACAAGAATCCAAGCAACAGCATTTGGGATTACAGTCATAAGTACCCGCATCTAAATGAAATCAACAAGAAGATATTAGATGTAATCACCACCACGATCACTAAAGAGATCCCAGAAATTAGAATGCTTAACATTAAAGGTGTTGAACATTTTATGGGATGGATTAACGTGAGAGAACCAGGTGAGCGATTAGAAGTTCATGGTCACACTGAATCCGCCATTGCTGTTACATATTATGTTAAAGCTAAAGAAGGATGTGGTGATATTGTCCTGTTTGATACAGCTGGTGCCATTGACTTTGAACGAAATATGTTAACTGGATCACCATACGTGCGCGAGCGCAGGTTTAAACCAGTTGAGGGTCGTTTAATCTTCTTTCCAAATTATATACTGCATGGTGTTGATGAGAACAAATCAGATGATCTGCGCATATCATTAACCAGTGACGTTCGTAAAGTCGTTGACCCTAATGCATCAAATACGGTTATTCTAAAAACATGGGCAGGTAGAATGTCTAAGATTAAAGACTGGAAACCTGATGTTCAGTAAAGTTAATTATCAGTTTGATGAACCACTATACGTTGTTACAGAAGGTTTGAAACGGTTTACTGGGGAACAGGGTCAAGGTATTGATTATAAGAAGATATGGTCACCTGATGTTGAACGGTTAATGAGTATTATCCCTAAAAGATATTGGGATGACTTTCATTTAACTGTTATGACTATCAATCGAGAAATTCCACCTCATACTGATACTGATATCATTACAACAATCAACTTCTATCTTCAAACAGGCGGTGATATTGATACTATTTTCTTTGAACCAAAGGTAGATACACCCAGAACGTTCCAAATTGAAAATCAGATTGATGGTTATATCTTTAACAAAGATGATTTAAGAGAACTTGGTCGGTTTAAAGCAAAACCAATGGAATGTTGGTTACTTGATGTAAAGAAAATCCACAGCGTTGAAGGTAATGTGCAAGACATAAGAAAAGCTATAACCCTTGGTACATTCATTCATAATTATGATGAAGTTGTTGAGATGATTAAGGAAACTGGATGTTTGTAAAGCTAAAGAATAAATTTGAAACTCCGCTATTCACTACAGTACAAGGTTTAGAATCATTCGCAGGATTAGACGGTAAAGGTGTCCATCATAAAAGAATTTGGACACCAGACGTAGAATCCATATATTCGGTTATTCCTAAAAGATACTGGGATGACTTTGAGTTGACGCTGATGACTATTAATAATTATATCCTACCTCATATTGACAATGACTTAATCTCTGCTATCAATTTCTATATCAATACTGACAATGGTAGTGCAAGAACTGTTTATTATACAGCTAATGAAAATACTTCACCTATTAATAATAAGCCAGCATTGCAAGTAAATGCTGACAATTTTAATAACGGGAAAATTAAGTATGTGGGTGATCTTTATCGTCAAGAAGATGTGACTGAGATTTGTTCATTCACTGCTTATGATAATGAAACCTATTTGATAGACGTTACTAAAATTCATAATGTAATAGTCAATGACGATTTTAAGCTGAGAAAAGCATTGACTCTAAGAACTAAGAAATATTCATATATAGAAGTATATAATATGTTAAAGGAAACAGGTAATGTGGTATGAGAAATTAAAAATTCAATTTGATATTGAACGATTGAGAGCAGATGTAAAAGAACATGTCTTTCCGTTAGGTGATCAAGTTGTACAAGGTGAAGAATATGAAACTCCTCAATATCACGGGTTTGGTGGATGGACTTTACTAAGTCGAACTGCTGATTGGCGGGATGGTTGGGAAGCTATTCAAACTGAGACTGGCACATCCCTTGAACAGATGCTACCAACACAAGAATTGATTCTAAAATCGCACAAGCACTTTGGTATTGCTCATGGTCTTGAACATGATAAACCCACTCAAGCATATGTGGGTTACATCAAAGAGGTAATTGATACTATCAAGGATATGGGTCTACACCCAACTCGTGCCCGTGTTACTTGTTTAAAGGCTGGATGCAAGTCGTTGGTCCACAAAGACGCTGATAGTACAGAATACATGGCTCGTTTGCATATTCCATTATGGACTAACGAAAAATGCGTTCATATCTGCGAAGGAGACCACTTGCACATGGAATCTGACGGGCATCCATATATTATATGGACTAACCTTTGGCATCAAATTCGTAATGATTCTGATGAAGACAGATACCATCTTTTGATGGATGTCTATGACACCAACAAGATAACTGAGCATTTTAAGTATGAAGGTGACTTTGATCAACTAGAGAACTTCGTTAGAGGTACTAGAGAACAAGTTGAAGCGGTTGATTTAACTGAAGATGATAAACAGTTCTTTGATGCTCTCAAACAAAGGTATGTTAAAAAGACTTGATTTACAATGAATAATCAGATATAATAAAGGTTATTGCTGTAAACCCCGTAAGGGAAGAAACGGATAAAAATGGATTCAAGACGGGGATTCGAATTCCCCCTCCTCCACCGAAGTGTATTTGTAATAGTATATTTTGGTGGGGGAGAACTGGTTATCGATTGGGTCAGGAGTATTGAAGTGGACAGCACGGGAATGTGAAACCCGTAGGATTGGGGTAACTCGGTCGAAGAAGCAAAAGAAGTAAATGCAAACGATGAAGTTTTCGCATTAGCAGCCTAAACGCTGCTTAGGGTTTCGTTGGGTTTCCTCGTAACAGAATAACCCAACACTAATTCGGAGATATTATGATTGGTGTTGTATTAGGTAATGGTCCAAGTCGTGCTCATTATGATAGAAAAGGTGAGATTGTTCTTGGATGTAATATTCCAAACGAACAGTTCAGTGTAGATGCAACAGTTATTTGTGATGAAGAGATTGCTTGGATTCTTAAAAATGACTTTACTTTAATTGAAGTTCCAGTTATAATATCTACTAAGGTGTATGAAAAGTTCAAGGAATTCAAGATTGATGATAAGTTCATAATCTTGGATGTTTTCAAACCCAAGGACTGGTACAATGCAGCGCACTATGCGGCTGAGTATCTTATTCAAAATACTGAATGTGAAGAAATACATTTATGGGGTTGCGACTCTATTTTTGAAAACACGGTATCATCTACCACTGGAAAGTTAATACAACAATCAACTCAGGGTGATTCTCGCTTTATCCGCAATTGGCGTAGAGTATGGAATGAGATACATATTGAAAATCCAGAAGTTCATTTCGTTGCTATGAGAATGCCTAAATAATATACCAGCTAACGGTTTGCTGGCACACACTAAAACCGATAACACACAAAGGAGTTACAATGAGTAACATGACACCGTTCGAGATTCGCCTTGAACTATTAAAAATGGCGAAAGATATGTTGGAGCAAGAGTATCACGGCAAACGTGAACGACTAGCGAACGAATGGAACGTTCAAGTTGAAAATGCCCGACACGCAGGATCTGCAGCACCAGTTTACCCTGAGTTGCCTGCTTTCCCTGGCGAAACCGAAATCATCAAGAAGGCAACTGAATTGAATGGTTTCGTATCACAAATCCCGCAACAAGATAATACAAAGACTAGCAAAAAGTCCACCTGATATGGGATTGGGGTGTGCATCCGCACACCCTTTAACTAATTAAGGAGATAATTATGCGTAAAGCAAAATTAATTCTATTGAGTTCCTTCTTGGCAATATCTTTACTATTTGGTATGGGTCAAGCATATGAAACTAAAACTCTGTATATCGCATATAGCGATTTAACACATGATGCTAGAAGACAAGTTGATTGTCTAGCTGAAAATATTTACCATGAGGCTGGCCATGAACCAGAAGCTGGTAAACAGGCGGTGGCTCTGGTCACTCTAAATAGAACCCAGGATGAAAGATTCCCCCAAAGTATTTGTGGAGTGGTTAAACAAAGGACACAAAGTGTCTGTCAGTTTTCTTGGTTCTGTATGCCAGTTAAACTAAAAAAAGATTCTGACGCATTTAAACAATCAATGGCAGCTGCCTTATTTGTTTATGCAAATTATGAGAAGTTGAAAGACGTTACACATGGCGCTCTTTACTATCATGCCGACTACGTTAATCCAAAGTGGCGTAATGTGGAAAAGACAACCGTAATTGGTCGTCATATATTTTATAAGGAAAAAGCGAAACTATGATGAATAAACTAAATTTACAATTGACTGATGGTGGTGATTCTAAACACTCGTTTTTCCTGATGATGGAAGAAATCAGTTTGTCAACTTGTAAGACTGCAGTTGAGTGGATTTTGGAAGCTAACTTTGCTGAAGAACGTCCAGAGATGATGAACTTGATCATCACTTCTCCAGGAGGTGACTTAAATGCTGCATTTGCATTGATTGATGTTATGCGAGGTTCAGCTATTCCAATTCGTACGATTGGACTTGGTCAGATTGCTTCAGCTGGTTTGATGATTTTCATCGCTGGCGAAAAGGGGCAACGTATCTTGACACCGAATACTTCTATTCTTTCCCACCAATATTCATGGGGTGCATTTGGTAAGGAACACGAACTTTTCGCAACTGTTAAAGAGTTTGACTTAACCACTAAAAAGATGATTTCTCATTACAAAAAGTGTACTGGTCTTTCTGATGCAAAAATCCGAGAGGTTCTTTTGCCACCACAAGACATCTGGTTGAGTCCACCAGAAGCAAAGAAATTAGGTTTGTGCGACGACGTTAAGGATCTAAAATGAAAACAGAATTTATAGCAACTGTTATTGCAGCAACAATTTCAATCATTACTCTTGTAGTTGGTGTTACCTATTTTCATACTCAACGTGATGCTTCCATGAAATCTAATATTGAGTCTGCAATTGTAAAAGGTATTGACCCAATTGCAGTTAAATGTGCATACAGCGGTTCTGACCCTGTTTGTGTTGTATACGCAGCCAATAAAAAATAACTTTACTTTTATCCAATAATCAGGTATAATTATAATATGAAAACTAAAATTGAACTAATTGCTGAGAAGCAAACCTTAATGATTGAGAAGATGAAGTTGGATAAGTTCTTCTCACTGTATCTTGACAAGTTTGGTTCCAAGATGGATTGCGACAAACCAGACACAAAAGTCTGGGCTTTGTACAAATCCAAATTGAAAGAATATGGTGACCTTACCCGTTCGATCACTCACCTTGATTATTGGATTACAAAAAATGTTTAAAACGTCTAATGAGTTTTCTATGCATATTGAACGCTTTGCAAAAGAAAACCGTACAACCCACATGGACGCAGTCCTTGAGTATTGCAAAACTAATTTTGTAGAACCTGAAGACATTGTTAGACTAATCAACAAGTCCCTCAAAGATAAAATCGAAATGGACTTTCGCGATGCTAATATGTTACCGAAACAAGCTCAACTAGATATTTGATCATGGATGGTTTTAAAGCATACAAATATTACATGGCTATAAAACTACACTTTACCACTGAAAAGTATAACGTATTTGAAACACGTGGTCATGTAAAAGGTACTCGCGAAGCATTCAATTCTCGCAATGACAGATACATCTTCGAAAAACTCGCGCAGAAATATCCAGACGATAAAGATATGATTCAATTCTTTGTATCCAATTTTGCTTACGGTAATGACACAGCAATTTATGGTAACGGTGAAGCTGATGAACTTTATGTGCACTGGCAGAAGCGAAAGCAGTCGATCACAAAATCATTTATCGACGATCTAGCTAATGTCATGAACGTTTGCGATGTGCATAAGTTTAACACTGAAGGAATTTTCAAGAATGTTGATGGTGACTTACCTGTATTGACTTCCATGTTTCTTTCAGGTAAAATATCTATTGAGACCTTGAGAATTATTGATGATATTGAACCTTTCATCAATATTTGGCAGGACGATCCTATGCTTCAGATCGTTCTTGGTGATAAACTTCTACGTGTTCAAAAACTCAAAGGGTTTGTGAAATACGATAAAGAAAAAGTCGCTAAAGTTTTTAATCATTTTAAAGAAGAACTATCTTTGTAATATCATGGGCAAGACCTATCATAAACAATCTAATCGTTTCGACGATGAAAGCCCCTCTAGTCGTTCGGGGAAACATTCAAATAACCGTAAAGGTGGTGGAATGAGAACGCTAAATAGCTATGTTGATGAAGATATTAACTTCAACGACGAAGACGTTTTTGATGACGACTTTGGAGTAGAAGATGAGATTCAAATTCAACACATACAAAAACAATAAACCGTAATACAATTACATACAAGGAAAATACAATGGATATTCAATCTCTACGCAAAATGCGCAATAACGATTTCGGTGCTATCTCTTCAGCATTCGACAAGATCGCTAACCCTCAATCTGAAACTAAGTCATACGCTGACGACCGCTTTTGGAAAC